GCACCACAAAACGCAGCAGGTCTTATGACCCAAGGTTCAACAGCAGGAACAATCGCAGGATTGGGATTAGTTGTTGATCCAAACTTTGACACCGGTACAGGAGTTAAAGGCGTAGTTTATTCAAGTGACGCTGCAACAATGTACAAGTCAAGTGCATTCCAACTTCGCACCAATCAAGTTTCAACGGGCGAGGTCGAGATCGGAATTTACGGCTATGTCGCTACTTGTGCGAAGTATCCAACTGCATTCCGTAATTTGACTGTTGCTTAATTAGCGACCAAAGAGTTGCCTGGCAGGTTAGACCCCTGTCCTGCCAGGTAACACCACACGAAAGGTAAGACATGGCAGAAATCATCACAGCAGCAGAACTACGATCTGCACTAAACAATGTGAGTTCAAGTTTATATTCTGATGCCGTCTTAACTGAAATCATTGACACAGCCGAATCAGTTGTCGGCAATCTTTTAGTTCAATGGAACGCACCAATTGATAAACATTACACAGAGAGTGCAACTTCAACAGTTTTGCATTCAACAAAACCCCACAAACTTTACGCAACACAAGTAGTCACAATCACTGGTGTTACTGGTCATAATGGATCAAAAACAGTATCTGAAATTGTTGATGAATTTACTTTCAAAATTACAACAGCAGGTGCAACTGAACACAATTGGCGAAATATCATCCCAAATGGCTTAGTTACAGTAAATGGTCTGTCACAATACGCAGATGTTGCACCAGTTGAATCAGCAGTGCTAACAGTTTCATTAGATGTATTCAAAGCACGCACAAGTGCTGGATCAACACAACAGGGACTTGATTTTGTCCCACAACCTTACATATTAGGCCGTACAATCCAAAACAGAATTATTGGAATGCTTGGCGCATACATTGATGTTGAGGCCTTAATCGGATGACATTAGCAACACTACGCGCAGGACTTAAAACAGCCATCACATCAAACAGTGTTTATTCAGTTGTTGATTTTGGTGCAGAATTTGTAACTACACCAAGCATCATGATTTTGTCATCTGATCCATGGCTTGAACCAGTAACACTTGGAAACAATAAAGCATGGCGCGTCAGATATACACTAGAATTAGTTGCAGCACCAAACACAAACCCTGGTGCATTAGTACAACTAGAAACAATGGTTGCCACAGTGCTGCCATTGATTCCACAATCTTGGCAGATACTTTCAGTTTCCAGCCCAAGGATACGCCAAGCGAATAGCAATGATGTTTATTCGGTTGAAGTGTCAATTACTACAATATACAATCCATAAGAAAGGATAAACAAAAATGGCCACATCAGTATTAACAGGCAGACAAGTTGCCTGCACCTACAAAGCAGTGAACTATGATGACCAAATTACCAGTGCAACTGTTACATTAGATGATCCAAACGGAACTGTTCAAACCTTGAATGGATTAGTTGATTATGTAATTGACAAAGAAGTTGGTTCAGTAACCTTAGAAATTCTCCAAGACTGGGGAGTTGCATCAGGATTCTGCGACACACTTTGGACAGATGCAGACACAAACCCAACAACAACACAAGCAATGACTTTGACAATCAACAGCAAAGTTATGACCTTGACTGTATTACCTAAGCGCCCAGATTTTGGTGGCGCTGCACCGGATGCATTAACTGTTTCAGTAACAATGCCAATCCGATCAGTTTCAATCGCGTAACTATCGAACAGGGGTCACCTTAAATGTTTAAGATACAAATAGAATGGAAACTTGCAGATGGAAAGTCTTTTGAAGAATGGACTATTCCATGGGAAATTGCGCAGGCTGAAAAAGAAACTGGCACAACTTTCTTGGAACTATTCAAAAGAGAATTGCCACCAAGCATTGAACAACAATTCTGGCTTGCCTACCAAATGCAAAAACGACTCAGTGATAAACCAGTTGGTCGCTTTGAAGATTGGCGATCAAGCGTTGTTCACATCAATTCAAAGGATTTTGCAACAACAAATTTTACACAGCCGGAAGCATAGAGCGCACCTTGATAGAACTGGCCGTTATTTCGCGCCAGCCATTGTCAGAGTTCAAAACGCTTTCGGCAGAGCAGGTATCAACAATTGCAGATGTGGTGAGTAAATATCATGGCAACTAGAGCATTTGAAGTTAAGATTAAAGACGCTGACATTAACGCCATTCGCAAAACTTTTAAGAATATGGATCAGATTGCTCAGGATGATTTGAATCGTGCAGCAAATCAAATTGCAGTTGAGGCAGCCTCAGCAGTTGGATCAGCATTACAAGCAACACCACAAGGCCAAGCAATTGCCAGGTCAATCAAAGTTTCAACAGGATCAAAAACACCATTTTTTACAGTTGGTGGAAGTTCAATCAAATTAAAGAATGGAACACCAGTTGGTGCAATTGCACTTGGTGTTGAATTTGGATCATATCAAGATAGGCCACGCAAAAGAAAAGGCAAATCAACTGATTACATTGGTTACAGACAATTCCAACCAAGATCACCACGCGAGGGCAGAGGTAATGCAGGTTACTTTATATTCCCAACACTCAAAGCATTGCAACCTGAAATAACTAAAAGATGGGTTGAGCAAGTTGATAGAATAAGACGAGAATGGCGCGAGAGGAACTGACATGGCAGATATTAGAACACTGAAACTGCAACTGCTTGCAGACACAGCGCAATTCCAAACTGGACTAAATAAAGCACAAGACGATACACAAAACTTTTCAAACAAAGTTGGTGGATTTGTTGCAGGCGCAGCCAAAGCATTTTTAGCATTAGGCGCAGCAGTTGGCACAGCGGCATTTGCAATTGGTGTCAGTGCAGTTAAAGCAGCCATTGAAGATGAAAAAGCACAGAAGTCTCTTGAAACAACTTTGAAGAACGTAACAAAAGCCAGTGCAGATCAAGTTAAAGGTGTGGAAGCATACATCACAAAAACTTCTTTAGCATTTGGCGTTACTGATGACAAACTTAGACCATCACTAGATAGGTTATTAAGATCAACAAAAGATGTAACTAAAGCACAAGATCTTCAAGCACTTGCGCTTGACATCAGCGCCGGCACTTCTAAGGATTTAAGTTTAGTGTCCGAGGCTTTAGGAAAGGCCTATGATGGAAATTTTACAGCCCTTAAAAAACTTGGTGTACCAATAGATGATTCAATCATCAAATCAAAAGATTTTACCAAAGTAACTGAAGTACTTGCAGCAACATTCAAAGACCAAGCAACAGTTCAGGCTGAAACTTTTGCTGGCAAAATGGACAGAATACAAATTGCCGTAAGTGAAGCCAAAGAATCATTAGGTGCAGCATTATTGCCTATCTTGGAAAAGATTGCTGGATTTGTTAATACAGAAGTTGTACCAGCCATTCAAGGATTAGTTGATGGATTAACTGGACAAAAATCAATTCGTCAAGCAACACTTGATGCTGGTGGAAACGTCAATTTATTAAAAGATGATTTGAATGATGCAAATGAATCTGGTCGCAATTTAGGTGAGGCCTTAAGAACATTAGCAGAAACAATTGGAATTGTTGGTTCAAGTTCCGGAACTGCAAATCCAGAGTTTAGCAAATTTGTAGACAATATAACTAACTTGGTAAAAGGTGTCAATGATTTATTTGGTGCATTGCAAAGACTTGCATCAATTACTGGTGGAGTAATAGATCTTATTGGGTTGCAAGGATTACTAGCAAGAGTTGAATCTGCTGGTGAACGATTCAGAGGCGCACCAACATCCGGTGGTCAATATCCAACAGTTGTAAATCAAACAAATAACTTTGGCGCACTTAATTCTAAATCAACAGCCAACACAGTTTTGAAATCATTAAATGATGCAGCAAAAACTGGTACAGCCAACAAATTTGCCAAGCCACTAATACCAGGCAGATAATCTATGCCTTGGTCACCTAATGCCACAGTAAAGATTAACGGCACAGCAGTTACTAATTACACCCTTGAGGGTGTTCAAATCACTATGGGTCGTGAAGATGTACAACAACAATCAAACGCAGGCTTTGCAACAATTCAATTTTTAGATTTGCCTTACACTGATGTTGAAATCTTTGATACCATCACAGTCACCCTGAACAATTACACAGGTGTTGATACCACAATTTTTACAGGGTTAGTCACAGATGTTTCAGTTTCAGTGCTTGATGCTGGCACAACAAACACATTCATTACACAGATCAGTGCATCCGGTGCGCTTTCAGAACTTGCAGCCAAAGAAGCAAACATTGTTGGCTATGCTGAACAAAAAGATGGTGATCGTATTGTCTCAGTTGTCACTGACACTTTTGGTTTTAAATGGAATGAATTACCTGCAACACAAGTGTGGACTGATTACACCACTGAAACTTGGGCTGACTTATTAGGCGTTGATGTATCAGCAATTGATACTCCTGGAACATATGATCTGTTTAGTTCCGTTGCAGCACCAGACCCATTGAATGCTTTGAACTATGTTCAAATTGTTGCTGACTCAGGTTCAGGCTTTATCTATGAAACTACATCCGGTGGTATCGGTTACCAGGATCAAGATGCACGCGCAGACTATGTTTCAGCCAATGGCTTTGTGAACATATCTAAAAACTTTATTCTTGCTGATGGCATTAGTGTAACTACATCAAGAAATGACATTATCAATGACGTAAGAGTTGTTTATGGCGCTGCACAAGATGTTATGCAAGTTGAAGAATTAGATTCAATTAGCCAATATGGTCGGGTTACTGACACAGTTGAAACATTCTTAAAAAACTCAGGTGATGCTGACACATTGGCTGATCGTCTAGTACTTCTAAATGCTTATCCTCAACCAGTAATCCAAGGCATTCAAATACAAATTGATGCACCAACTATGACATCATCATTGCTTAATTCACTTGTTGGTGTATTCTTTGGCATGCCAGTATCAGTCACAGACTTCCCTGCACTCTTGTATCCAAATCAATTCTTTGGCTATGTCGAGGGATGGTCATGGGACATTGACAGGTTCACTGCACGCTTGACTTTGAATGTTTCAGACTTCACATTCTCAGCAGTTCCAGTGGCGTGGCAAGATGTATATGCTGGCGAAATCTGGAGTACAATAGACCCATCACTACAATGGCAAGATGCCTTATTAGGAGTCAATTAACACATGGCAACAACTACACCAAACTATGGCTGGACAGTTCCAACTTCAACTGATCTTGTCAAAGATGGCGCAACAGCAATCGAGACTTTAGGTGATGCAATTGATGCATCCATGAACACAGCCCTTGGTACAAAAAAGGCTGGAATGGTCTTACTGAATACAACTAGTTTTAGTGGAGTAGCCAGTCAATCAATCAATGATGTATTTAGTGCAACATATGATTATTACAAATTAGTCTTAAATGTAAAAGGTTCAACAAATAATGGTATGAATTTAAGATTGAGAGTTTCGGGTGCAGACAATTCAACTTCAAATTACAAATTTGGACAATTAAGATTTGATTTTAGTGCTGGTACTAATAATCAAAGCAGCAATGGCACAACACAGTTTACTATTACTCACACTACAACTGAGTTTTATGGTGCTCAAGAATTAACTTTTTATTATCCATTTAAAACTGAAAGAACAACAATGTCAGGGACTGGCACAGGATTAAGGTCAGACTATACAAGTGGTACTCAAATGGTCATAGGTGGATTTTTTGATGCTAACACAAGTTTTACAGGATTTACTTTAATTGGAAATGGTGGCACTATTACAGGAGACGTGAGCACTTATGGCTACAACAAATAAAATTTTTATAGGTATAGATGACCAAGTTATTGAATTAATTGGCGCAGACAAGGAAGCCTTTATTGCTGACCAAGAAGCACGTCAATCCGAACAAGCACTACTTGAAGCCAAGGAAGCCGAAAGGAAAGAAGCACGCGAATCTGCTATCAAAAAACTTGCAGAGATCGCTGGCTTAACCAAAGAAGAATTGGCAAGTATCTTATGACAAACTTCAAAGCCATTGCAGCATCCTGGGCAAGATCATTTCTTGCAGGACTTATTGCATGTTATCTAGCAGGCGTTACTGATCCAAAGATGTTGCTATCAGCCGGAATCGGTGCAGTTGCACCAGTCATCCTAAGATGGCTAAATCCTAATGATGGCGAATTTGGAAAAGTAAATGTCAAAGAAAACAACGAACACTAGAGGTTGGTCTGGCAAAGATGCTGATCAATGGATGGCAGTAGCCCATCTATCTGGTCGCAGTGGAGTCAAAGGCCTATGTCTTAAGACTGTCAGACAAGCGTGGCAAATACCTGCAAAATATCCAAGTGCAATAAGTGCGTGGAATAACACACCTAAGAAAAACAAATTTACTGATCCGATGAAAGCACCTATTGGTGCAACTCACTTTTGGAAAGGTGGCAAGTTTGGCCATGTGGCAATTCAATCTTCTAAACCTGGCTATGTGTGGAATA